ACATTTGAAATTAATTAAACAAGCAAAATATCACATTTTAAACTATCAATTTAGTTTTACACGATTTTTGGCAAAACCTCTTTTGCGTGTAATAATTTATTTAATTTCGTTATTATATTAACATTTTTTTTCATTTTTTACAATTTAAAAGTACAAATTTTATCAATTAAAATCTGCACTTTCTTACTCTTTGGCAAATTTACAATTTACTTTTGAAATTCACCATATAGAAAATTCATTTTCTTTTTGTAAAATCAATTAAAAATTTTTAACCATTGTTATTTTTAAATAAAACTTTATCACTAGACTGATGCCAATTTTGATAAATATTTCCACTTGGATCCATAGATAAATCAAATGTTCTCTTTACTGCATCTTGCCAACCATGTTCTAATTCTTCTCTTTCTATATATTGTTTAAAAGAAATAGTCTGATATCCTTTTTTAGCGATTATCAATTTATAATTTCCTGTTGAATATATAGGAAGACCTATTTTATATCCTTGTTTCCCTAAATCACTTAATACTTCATCAAAAACTTCATTTTCAATTGGGAGTGTATTGGTAGAATCAAATGAGTCTTCAAAATCTTTATGAAGTGTTTTAAACATCAAATGATTAATATGAAGATTCTCTACATAAAAAGAAATATAATCTTCAATTTGTTTAGCAGAAGATAAACCTCCATCAAAGCACGTTGCACAAAGTGTAATTAATCCATAAGAAGATTTGTTTAATCTTGATAGTTTAGAATTGCTTAAGGCCTTTACTCCTAAAACTTTATTATTCGTATCATCATCAATACTATGTCTACTGATATTTAATGAAAACTTATGAGATAATTTGCGTAATTTAAAGTATGGCAAAGAAGCATTTGTAAATATAGTCCAAGAAACTCCCTTTCCCCTATATGGTCTAGCCACTTTCATCAACTTGTCAATAACTAAAGTTGGTTCTCCCCCACCAACTACAATATTATTTACATAAGGAAAAATAAGTTTTAAGTTTTCTTCTATTTTTTCTATATCAAATTTACTATTTACTCGCATCTTTTCTGTATCGATTTTAACACCATTTTTAGCCACATAATCAAGTGGTAAGGACTTTCTACTCGTATTCTTCAAAAACCTCTTATATTGGCTAATTTCTATAAAATATGTAGCATTTTGTTCACTAAACTCTATAACTATTCCACAAATGATTCCATCATACTTACTAGCCTCTAATAATCCTTCTAATTGATTAGTTTTTACATTTGAATTTGGCAAATTTTTACCTTTTGTTGATTTTAATTCTAATAAAAATAAATATGGTTTTTTATAAAGAATAAAATCACAAATATTTTTTGCTTGAAATCTTGTTCTTGTTCCTTTGTCCCATGAAGCACTTCCATCTTTTAAACGATAGATATATGTATCTTTCGGAACACTATTTTTAAAATTAGTTTCAAACCTTTTACCGTTATTTTGCATTAATTCCTTTCATAATGGAAAAAACCACAATGTGGCTTATTCTGTGGGTGGCTATTTCCACTTAAGCCATATCTTTGTAAAAAGAAAGGAGTGATACTATGGACGGCAGAGTTGGACTCGAACCAACGGTCAAGGATTTGCAATCCAATGCCTTACCACTTGGCTACCTGCCGAAAACCGTACCAATATTTACTATTTTGTTTCCTAGATAGGTAGAATGCTAGGTTCATTCCCTATCACAGTTTTAAACTGCTTTTTGGGCTATCGCCACCTACAACATTTCATAAATACCAGTACACTATCCACAATTAGACAGTACGACTGCGAATGCAATCCCCAATTGTGCTATTAATTAGCACCTTACCAATGATATACACTATTGCAATAGATTTCCGATTACCAATGTGCTAATCGGGATATAAGAGTACATATACCATTAGTAAGCGACAAGTTTTCACATCACAGTGTTTTTATACAAAGCCCTTACTATGATGCTATATTTGTCAGTTTGAACAATATCATATATTGTTATACACATTAAATGTATTATTTCTATCTTTTTGTTTTGCTGTAATGGGCTTGAAATATTGTTAAATTAAACAAAGGTCACTCTCTTACCTTGACAGGGTAATGTTTCTTTTTCAACCAAAATAAAACGACTTATTTTTTTTGCTGTACGACCTTTTAAAATTATATAGTTAGAAAAGGTACAATGCCCATTTAATATGCGTCTTAACCACTTGACTATTAGTTAAATTAACTAAGTTGGATTCGAACCAACGTTACATCCATCAATCGGAAGTTTTTTGCTGTAATGGGCATTTAATTATTATTTACCTATTTTCTTTTTATAATCTTCTAGAATTTTATCTACATAAGCAGTCATGTCAAATTTGTTTTCCAACAATTTTAGCATTTGGATATTATAACCACTTAAATATATATTTCCATATTCATCAAATTCTGGAATAGTTTTATTTCTATCATTAAAATTCCACCAAATTATTCTGGTATTAGCACCATGTTTTTTGAATAGTTCCATCGTTTCTTTTTTTGTTTGATTAGAACCGCAATCAAACTCCATGTCACTTAATACAATTAGATATTCTGGATACTTGTCTAATTTTTGTAATAGTTTCATAACTTTTCCAAAATCAGTATTACTACAATCTCCAGTATACATTGATTGATATTGTTCTTTTAATGTATCACCTTTAATTGTCATTAACTTAGGTTTTGATGAAAAAGAAATTATTTGATTAGGTGCATAAGTTGATTTAGTTGCTATTGCGTGGGCTACTGAATTAGCCTTTTCTTGTACATTGTCTCCCCAATTCATTGAAGCAGATGTGTCTAAGATACAAATAGCATCTAATTCTACACCTAAGGTAGCATTCTCTACTGTCTTTTTAGCAATTATGTCAGATGCTTCATTTGTTCCTTTTGTCGCAGTTTTATAAGCATCATGTACGTTTGCAGTAGATGTATTAACCTTCTTTTTATTTTCTTTTACATCCTCAATGTATTTAGCAAATCTATCTTTCATATCTTCTCTTGTAGAGAAAGTGTGTAAATATTTATGCATTGCCATACTTGGGACTTGTTCAAAGTTGATTTTATCTACTAAAGGATGTTTATATGAACCTTTATTAAATAAATCATTTAAAGGTGTTCCTTCTTCTTTTTCTGCATACGATAACTTATATTCTACAGTAGAATCTGTTTTGATTAACTTACGATACTCTTCTTCAGAAATATTCCACATTTTGCATAATGCTTTAGCAATTTTTTTATCTTTCCCAGTAAGTCTAGGCATCCACTTTTTAGCAAGCACATTATTATCTGCAAGATAAAGTTGAAGAAGTCCTAAATTGCTATTTGTAGGAATATGCCATAAATCGTCATACCTTCCTGCTTTTACTATGTCGTGGGAAGATACGCCTGATAATTGCATAAGTTTTCTTCCTAAGTCTCTACGACCCATTCCATATCTAGGGTCTCTGATGTACATAGCAAGCAGTTTTTCTCTATCACTTTGTCCAATATTTACTTGGTCTAGGTGTTTTTCAAAAAATGGAGTTAAAAATAGCAAATCTGCTAAATTATTACCTGTTGTTTTGTATGCAACATCACCATTTTCTGTTTGCTTCGTATTAAATATTTTTTCTAATTCATTCATATTATCACTCCTATTTATCTTACTTTATTTGGTGTTCCTGATAGGATTTGAACCTATATGGAATAAATTCCAGTGGATTTTAAGTCCACAGCGTCTACCATTTCGCCACAGGAACAAATGGTTTCGGGGGCAGGATTTGAACCTGCGACCTCTGGATAATGAGTCCAGTGAGTTACCGCTACTCTACCCCGAGATGTGAAGGATAGTAAATTAATACTATCCATCCCTAGAAAGGAGGTGATTATTATGCAACTAAATGCATAATGGTCCGAATGGAGCCAGGATTATCTCCTGACAATTATGTTATATCACTTTCTAAATTGTCGTTTCATTGTTGTTTAAATATTTTCGTATATTTTTTAAATATTTTCGAAAAATCCAAGTTGGGTCTGTAGGTTTTATATCATTGTAATAATTTTCATCAGCAACTTCATTAACTGCCTTCATAATAGATTTACCTTCATATTCAATTTTGTAATATAATCTGTTTTCTATTTCTGGCATTTTCGATAAGTTGCTTTTATAAAAATTAATTCTGTTTTCTAGTATTTCTTTTTCTTCTAATAAATCTTCAGAAGGATTATGTAGTAATTCCTCGTTAATAACCTGGAGTGCTAACTCGGCTGACTTTATGCAACTTATAATCATTAGTCGTCTAAGAAGTTGTCATCTATATCGATTTGCTCATCTTCCTCTGAAGAAAGAACTTCATCAATATCCAATTCAAACATTTCTTCTTCAACTAACTCGAATTGATTTATAAATACATATGGAACAGTTTGTCCGTCTTTTGTTTTGTAAAATGTTAGCCAAGCATCGCTCGGTAATATTTTGGTTTTATTGTCTAGTTCTACATCTCTTTTAAATTGACAATTAATGTAACCATTTTCATAAGAACCATCTTGTTTCTTTTTGCTGATTCCCATTCTATAAACGGTTCCGTTATCAAAATCCTTTCTGAAAATCATTATTGGATAATTAAAATTTAAATTCATTTTTTTCTCCCTCTTACAATCAATTTCATTCCTAAAATTTGATTATTCTCTACTATGTTTGGGTTATAAGCAATTAAGTCCTTATAATCTCCGTTTGATATACTTAAATACTTAGGATATTCAATTCCATTTTCATAATTTGGTTCAACATATTCACATCTTTGCTTCATAACTTTGTCTTTTTGATAGTCTTCTGTTTCTTCCACATCAGAGAATAGAACATCTATATTTTCATCGATTTTTAATAATTTATCTAATTTTTTTAAGTCATTATTTTTAGATACAAATATTTCTAAATATGACATAATTCTTTCGGATAGTTTTTTACCATTCTTTTTACCGTCTTTTACAACTAACTTATAGTTACCTTTTTTATCTTGCTTTTTTAATTTTTCGATTTTTATTTTGGCATCTTCATAAGTATAGTAAGCATCTATAACTTCCCAGCCCTTTCTTATAATGTATTCTGGTGTATGTTTTACAAAAATTGTAATGTCTCTCATGTTTTATCAACCTTCCTCTTTTATTTTGTATTTTTGTTTGTAATAAGGACAAAAGTCATGACAATTACAGTAATCTATACATCTCGTATCCGTTCCTGGTCTTTCTTCAATCCAGTAGTTATCTTTATCAGACTTTTCTTGTAAATTGTCTTTATATGCTTCCGCCTCTTCTAAGGTATCTAATACCCTTACTGCAGTTTTATTTTTATTTTTCTTAACTGCATATTTAGTTCCATTATTCCAACGTTCTTCTTCAGTACACATTGGAAGTTCTTCGTCTGGAACATTCTCATATTTTTTTAATTCTAAAAATCTTTCTTTGATATATTCTTCAATATATTCAAAATCTTTATCATTAAATTTAAATGGCACGACTTGCACTTGTAACTGTGGATATGACTTGTCCACTTTGGCTTTTGTCTTAGACCAATCTTTTAATAATGCAACTATTTCTGCGTTGTCTACTTCAAAACCAATTTTGGTAAATAGCCAAGCATAAATTAATAGTTGTCTATACCAGTCATCATAATCGCCTTTTAGTATTTTATAAACTGAAGTTGTTTTATAATCAGTCATCCTTTTTTGTAAGGCATCTAATAAATCCGCTTTACCACTCAAGAAATATCCTTTTAAAGATTCATCTAATATTTCTAAATCTTGTTTAAGATATTCTTCTTTGAATTGGGATTCACTTTCTTGAGCATTTTCTAAAACAGTGTGTAACGCTGTTCCAAATAACATCCAAATCATATCTGCTACGTCTTGCACAATTTCATCGTTATATCTTCTTGATAAAATAACTTGCCTTGTAGGATTCAATATAGTAGTCACACTATATTGATGTTCCTTTGGCTTATAATCGCTCTGCACAGCATCTACAAATGGTTGTGGTAGATTTAATTTATTACTTATCTTCATTTACCACCCTTTCGTAAATAACCTTGTCATAGCCTTTCTTTGCTAATTCAATGCCTTTATTTAATGCTTGTATATAATCATCAGCAGTAAATAAACTTCTACCAATAATGGCATCCTCTGGGTTCCATTCTAAATTGCAAACACTAAAACAAATATTATGTTCTTGACTGTTTATTCCTTGATAAGTGTCTCTATCATCATAATCATCATGTTCAACGTGACAAGTAAGTTTTAATTCTTTCATTAATCATTTTCCTTTACAGTTTTAATTTCATAACCTAATTCATCACAAATTTGCGTTAGTGTCATTTCTTTTGATGTTTCTCTTACTAACTTAAGAACGTTTTCATTTACTAACAGTTCATCTCCATTTCTATAAAATATACCTTTTAACTCGCAATGTCCACATCCAACTCTTTCTATTTCGAATCGTTTACCACTGTCAGCATATTTTGCCAAAAAATCAAGCGTATGTATTTGACAACCATTCCAATGATTAGCTGACATATCAGCAATAGTTGCGAGTTGGTTAATTTCTACTATATCTCCTGTTTCAAATTTCATATTATTTTGTCTCCTTTTTTTCTCTTAATTGTTTAATTATTTTATCTGCGTTTGCAGAACTTAATTCTTTGCATGATTCAATTTTTAATTTTGCATATAATTTTTCTTTTGTACCTTCTGGTTGTTCTTTTAATAAAATTTGTAATGTTTTTACTTGTGCATCTGTTATTGATGTTTTAATACTTGCTGTTTTAGTTGTTGCCTTTTTAGTTGTGTTTGTTTTATTTTGTTTATAATGTTCATTTGTATCAGCATCTTTATTATCATCTAACTGTAACAAACCATTTAAAGCATATTTTCTTGCATAAGAACTACTTGCACCTGTTATTTGGCTACCGTCCATTCCTTTTTTAGTTTCATCTTCTCTAGCAGAAGCAGTTATCGAAATTGATTCTCCTGTTTCTAAATCATGTAGTCTAGCAGTTGCTTCTACATAAAACCTACCATCACATGAAACTATTTTATCTTCACAGGTAAGAACACATTTTAATTCTTTACAAATTGGTTTTGATGCTTCCATAATATCATCACAACTTCTATAATAGTAATTCCCAAAACTGTTATATTGTTTTTTAGGAACATTTAATTTGTTTTGTAATTCACTTAATTTTTCATATAAAGATAATTTTTTATTTTCCATTAATTCTCCTATTCAGTTACTTTCTTTACACCATCTAATTCAATTAAATATACTTCTTTAAAAGCAGTTTGAATTGCTAATATTGTTTTTTCTTCAAATAATTTATGTCCACCTATTGCTAAAACTTCAGCATATAAACCTTCTTTTGGTCGATTATGATATACAAAATATTTTTCTAAATCTTTGCAGTTGTTTTCTTCAAACCAGTCTGCATACGCTGTATAACTTTTTCCATTATCTACAACTTCAACTGTATCTCCTACCTTAATTTCTTTATTGATTAATCTATTGAATGCTAATTCTGCTCCTATTGCAAAATCAAATTCATCATCTTTATGGCAAATGGCTTCTGCTTTATCAACGACCTTTTTTCCTTCTTTTAAAATTGCAGTAGTTTTAGTTCCATCATTGTAAATGTGAATTGTTTGGTTTTGTTTTATTAATTCTAACCGGTCTTCACAACACCACCAATGAATCCCATCGTTTAAATGCACATGATATGGAATCAAACTATCATCTATTTTTACTATTTTTCCTTCGCCATATAGTGTTTTTACTTTATCTTCTACCTTAAATTTTGTCATATTATTTTTTCCCCTTTACATTTACTTTCTTCTATTTTCTTTTTCAACTTACCAATTTGTTTATCTGCTTTTAATAATGATTCATTTAATTCATTAATTGTTTCGTTAGCCAAAGCAAGTTCTTTTTTTAATTCTCTTTTTTCACCACTTAACACCTGGCACCTTTCTTGAAAATGTTTAACAAGTTTAAGTGATGATTCTTCTTGTTCCAAAATTTCAACATATTTTTTTTGTAGTTCTTTATCTGCTTGTTTTTTTAAAATATCTTTTATTCTCATATTAATTTCCTTTTCTAAATATTTTTTTAAATTTCATTTTGAATTGCCCAAGTGCTGGAGCCTTTTCAAGTTCTCTTGCCCTTTGTGCAGTTCTTCTTGTGCGTTGTTTAAATTTCGCTACAGTATTAACTGATTCATTAGGTCGTCTAACATAATAGCCACCATTACGACCAGAAATACTTTCAATTCTAATTGGATATTTGTCATGCATTCCTTCACGCATTTTTTCTATATGACTTCTAAAAGTCTTATTATTATGAATATCAAACTTATCCATAAAGAAATTTGATTTTAAACGATTTTCTTTACCAACACATTTTGTAGTTAAATATTCATAAATTAAATCTGTTTTATTCATAATTTCCTTTCACTAAGTAGTTTATTGATTGCGTTAAGTTCATCTTGTGAAGTAACTACCTCTCTTAATTCTCTTATAAATTTCATATAAAACTCATCTAACTGTTTATCAGTGAGCGAATTTAATTTTGCCATGTTAGTAGATTTGCCAAAATATTTCTGACGATTACTAACAATGTAATTAATACTTGAACATCTGTCATAATGAATATCTAGTTCTGATAGTCCATATGGCTTTTTACAAAGCGGACAATAAACTCTAATGGAATTCTTATCTTGAAGTTTTTGTTTTTCTTTTTCAGTAAGTAAACCCTTAACCAGTTGATAAGGGTCTGGCGTTTTACCAAAATTATCTGAACTAAAGAAACTATCTAACGCTTTATCTACATCATCGTAGATATATGGTTCAAATACTTTATGCCATGTTTTTAAAAATTCGGTATCTTCTTTCTTACTGTTACCAGTCTGAAAAAATGGTCTAAATGATTTTATTTTGTTAATTATTTTTTGTGAATCATCTATTACCAAATTCCTAACCTCTTTTCTTCTTCGATTTCTTTTTTAACACGAGCAAGCATTTCTTCTTCAGTTTCTGTCTCTTCGACAATAACTTCATCTTCCCAGCGTTTACCATTAAGCCATGTGGTAGGCATAGGTATAAATTGTTTATTTTCCCATTGCTTTGTTTTTTTGAATAATTCAAGTTTATCAAGTATAGTTCGTAGTAATTCTTCGTTAGGCTTGTTTTTTTCAAACCATTTTTTAGTTTTTTGTTTATCTTGTTTTTTTGGATATGCTTTCCAAAATTTTTCAAAACTTTCTAAAGGGACTATAGGGTTATTATAATCTTTGTTAGAATAATCTTTTGTTAGATTAATATTTGTTCGGTCATTTTTGACATAAGGGTTCTGTCGCCCTTGACTAAAGGTTAAGTCATTTTTGACAGAAGGTATATCATTTTTGTTAGATATTAAATTATTATAATTTTCACCGAATTTATAATAAGAAAAGTTCCCTTTATCCTTAACATTTTTATGTTCTAAAATTTGTACATCACACAATTTTTTTAATCTTCTATACAAATTTTGTTTATTTATATTTAGAATCGGAAGTTTTTCTAATAAATAACTATAATTAACCCATGCATATTCAATTCCATCTATGCTTTTCTTTTCCATATTTGGATAAAAGTCTACTATCCACCTTAAAATAACCAAATCAATAACATCTATTTTAATTTCCATAGACTTAGAAAGTTCTAACACTTCAAATTGACTAAATCCTTCTATTGTATATTTCATTGTTTACAGTCCTATCTTTATTTGAATTTCTATACTAGGATAAATTTCTAATACTTCACAGATTTTATCCCATGTTTCTGGTTTTAATTTTGCTAAACCAAGTTCATAATAGTCATATGCTTGTTTAGAAATACCTATCTTTTCTGCCATATGATTCACAGAATATCTTTTTTCTTTTCGTTTTTTGCGAACTTCATTACCTAGTACAGAATAGTACTGTTTATCGATTGTTTTAATTTCTCTCATTTTTAATCACACCTTTCTTGTCAGTTTTATTGACAATTCAAGGCATTTGTGTTATTTTATTAGTGTTACAAATGCCAAAACTGTCATTTGTAGCAAGGAGTGATGTGAATAGTTAAACCGAAAGGATATTAATGATTTACATATTCCAATTTTTAAAACACTTATTTGGAAATAGTAATATAAAAACTGGTGATATTTCACTTGTTAAAATTACTATTAAAAAATAGTGTATATTCGTTAGGCATTAAGTTTTAGTTTGCAGACCGAACTTAATGTCTTTTTTTGTCCTTTCATAACAAGTACGCTCCCTGTTACAATACAAATATAACACAGAAAAATGTACGAGTCAATGCTTTTTGTTCATTTTTTTACTATTTTGTTCATTTTTTTACAACTTAGCAACTAAAAAGTGTTTATTTATAATGAAAATATGGTATAATTTAATTGGTGATTATCATGTATGGAGATAGAATTAAATTAGAAAGAAATAAATTGAACTTAAGTCAAGAAAAACTTGCTGAAAAGTTAAATGTTCAAAAAAGTACAGTATCAAATTGGGAATTAAATAAAGCACAACCAAGTTATGAAAAGTTAAAAGAATTAGCAACATTTTTTGGTATTTCAACAGATGAATTATTAGGACATCAAATAGAAAACATTGATGCAACGGAAAAATTAAAGAAAGTTCTTTTAGAAAACAATATTGAAAATGTTGAACAAGCGATACAATTAATTGAAGTATTAAAAAACACTAAGCATTCTTAGTGTCCTTTTTATATTCTTTTATAAAATTACAAACCTCGTCAATATCAATTTTGTTTATTATTAAATAATAATATATTTCTTTAATTTCTTCATCAGTCATTTTTTTACCAGCCTTTCTTCTTCTTTTTTACATCGCACAGCATACATCTAACATAATTATATATTTTTTTGTATTTACAAAAAAGGCAAAAACAGTAATTGGAAATATTTACCATTTTTAGCAAATTATATTTTACTATTTCCATTATACATCGCTTTTCGATTTTTGTAAACAAATGTTCGCTATCTTTTTTATTTTTTACGAACTATATTTTGTAAAAAGAAAGGAATGACATTTAGCCTATTTTTATTCTTCTATTTTGGTCTTATTTTGGTCTTGTTTTAGTCAAGAATAATTGTTTATTATGATTTTTTTTGGTTGACAAAATGGCTATAAAATGTTGCCTAAACCCTTATATAATAATAAAAAGCCTTGAATTACAAGACTTTAACATTCTAAATGGTAGCGAGGGTGAGACTCGAACTCAAACTTGTTTTCCCTTTTAAAATACAAGTTTTCTTTCACCACTCGACCAAGTTTGGTCTTGTTTTTGGTCTTGTTTGTATTTTTTTATTAATTCTAGTGCTGAAGTATAATCTTCTTCAAACAGATGAGTATAAGTTTCTAACGTTTCCTTGATGTCTTTATGTCTTAATATTGTTGAAATAACAGCAATAGGGACACCAATTGAAAATAGCCAAGTGGCACAACTATGCCTAAAATCATGAAGCCTAAATCCTGGTTTATCTATTCCTGCTAATTTAAAATATTTATTTTTATTATAATTTAAAGCATTAGTACTTATTGGAGTTATTTCACCAAATATATACCAATTTTCATTGAAACCATCTTTACTTTGTTTTCTTTCAATTATTTTATCAATTTTCTGGCATAATTCATCATCTAAATCAATAGGTGCTTTTGACGAAACTGTTTTCGGGTCTTTAAGTTCATTGGTTTTAGACAGTGTATGATTTATCATTAATTGTTTCTTTTTTTTGTTATAATCTTTTATCCTTAAGGCTCTTATCTCTCCTGCACGAAGCCCACAATTAAACTCTAAATCAAAATATGTATTATATTTCAAATTATTTTTGCTAACTTCTAATAAACTAACAAACTCACTATAATTAATAACAACATATTCTCTACGTTTTTTGCTTAGTTTTATTTCTTTTGGAGTTCCTATACAACCTACTTTCTTGGCAAAATTGCTTGAACAATATCCTTCTTCAACAGCATAACATATCATTCGACATATTTCGTTGTGAATAACATTAAGACGTTTTATAGAAAAATTATACCACTTATATTTTCTATCATTTTCATCTTTTTTCCATTCTAACAAATATTCTTCTTTTATGTTTGAGTTTGTATAAAGTTTTTTCTTCATTTGTATTTGCCATTCATGATAAAATTTTTGGTCAATTTGTGAAACGACTTTATCTGGATAAGTTGTAATTTGTTCTGTGTTGTCATATTCACAAAAATGATTCAAACAGGCTCTTATCGCCTTAATTGTATCAACATCTCTTTTTCCTTCATAGGTAGATAAGTATTCTTCTTTTAATTCATTTAAAGTTATTTCTGCCTTTTTTCTTTCTTGTTCTCTTTTGTTGATTTCTTCTTGTGAAATAAAAGTTTTCTTTTCCTTATCATATGTTGCACCTACTGGAAAAATTTCAGATGTTAATTGATTTTTTAATTTTTGTGCTTCTAAAAACCCATCTCTACCTGTCCAATTTTTGTCACGAATTGTAGTTTGTTTGACTACTCCATCTTCAAAATGAATATAAGGTCTAATCTTGTACAACCATTTGCCATTTGGCAACTTCTTGTCTTTTATAGGCATATTTTTTGTTTCTTATTTCCTTTCTCTATCTCTCTATCTTAAATATGCCACTCCTAAATTTTTACAACATTAGTATATCATAATAAACATATGTTTGCAATAGTTTTTATAAAAAAAGAAGATTTTTATTCTTCTAATTCCTTTTATTTTTTATATGGTTGAGAACATTCAATTCCTTCGTCCCTATCACATATAACCATTTTGTCAAAATCGACAATCATTTTACCTGATGGGTCATATAATTCTTCTATATCATGATATGGTTTATTTTTGTCTAATATAAAATTTTTTAATTTTAATATATTGTTTTGCAATTCATATTGTCCAATAAGTGTCGCCTCTGCCGAACACATCTCTTTCCCTGTTTCTTTATACCATTTATTATAATCTGTACAAATATCGTAAATAACCCTTCCATTTTTTTCAAAAGTCAAAAGTACAATAGCATCTGAAACATTTTTTTTCCATTGTCCCAATAAAACATCTTCTTGTTCTTTGACTTTTATTTGGTCTTCTTCGTTAATATTAGAATTTCCACATCCACATATTAATAAGCATAAACTTGCTCCTATTATCCAATATAACTTCTTATTCATCACATGTATATCCCCTGTTCTCTAAATCTTTAATGTGTTTATTAACAGATTCTGTATATTTCATTTCCATAATTGTTTTTACAGTTTTTCCTTCTCTTTTGGCTGAACATTTTAAAACATTGCTACTTTTAAGTAAAATTTTACAATTTTTATATCGTTTTTCTTGTTCTAACGCCTCTGACATTGTATATTCTCCCACGCTTATTTTTTTTATTTTTGTGATTTCATTTTTTTTGTAATAAATTTCTTCTATAAATAAATCATTATCCATTTTATGTTTACAGGTGATATGCTTGTTTAAGTTTTTCAATATTATTATTAATGTAATACTGCCAACTAATATAATTGTTAGACTTACCCCTATTATCCAATATATTTTTTTATTCATACTTTCTCCATTTCTAAACTCCTATACAAGCAAGTTAACTAATATATATCAATTTTTAAGCACAATGTCAATGAGTCTTTTCGTGTTTTTACAAATTTATTTGATATATTATTAACGTAGTATGTTGTAAGGTGTGAATTTATGAAAGTAGTAATCAAAAATAGGAATTATAATAAAGCAGATATAATTAAAATTATTAGAGATAGTACCGACTTAACTCAAGAAGAATTTGCCAAAGAAATAGGCAAAACTAAATCTACTATCCAAAAATATGAACTTAATTTAGTAAATTATCCTATAGAAACATTATTAGAAATAATTGATAAATTTGATATAAAAATAACATTAGAAAAACAATAAAAACCCCAAGATTTCTTGAGGTTTTTATTTTATTTCATTTGAATGGCGTCTATTTCCTTTCCATATATTCCAGCATATCCACTTGCGGTGTTATCTGCTTTCTTAACCCAGGGAAGCCATTTGCCACCTTTTAAATGTACTCTATATTCTACATATCCATAATCAGACCATATTTTTACACCATCTATTGGTTTATTTATGATTCCGCTATAAGAATTGCCATCATTTGAGTTTTTAGAATATGCACTTGAATTTATAGTAGATAACCAACTTCCACCTTTAACATGTGTTTGAATATAAATATTACCATTTTTACACTTAGCGCGAACTCCGCCTAATCCATTACCCAAATTACCAGCATAATCTCTATCATTAACTACTTCAGGTAACCATTGTTTCTTTTTATTGTCATAAGTTTGGTAGGTTATATCACCTGTACATGTTGGCTTACTTGAAGGCTTAGATACAGTAGATGTGGTACTACCACCAGTTATACTATCAGTGATTGCTTTAGCAATATTATCTATATTAGCGTTGTATTTAGATAAATCATTAGAATTATCATGAAAGCATACTTCTACTAAATTATCAAATCCAATATTAAGCATATATAGGTCTGTTCTGTTTTTTGCTCCTCTATTTGTTGTACCTATTGCCTTTGCCACTTTATTTGCCATTGTAGTAGCCTTTTTAGGCGTATTTTTATATAATACTTCAGTTCCTTTTGCCGAACCATTAAAGGCGTTAAAATGGACGCTTAAAGCATAATCATAGCCCCTTCTATTAGACATAGACCACTTTCCTAAAAGATTCTTTTCTTGTTTTACAGTAACACTATGTCCTGCACTTTTTAAATATTTAGCCACTCTATTTGCTAAATCTATTGTTCTATTTTTTTCTTTTCCTTTGTCAGCGCCGATAGAACCACTGTCAGTTCCACCATGTCCTGCTGATAATAATATCTTCATTAATTATCCTCTACATCACTATTTCTAAACATATCTAATATAAATGTCTTTAAAGCACTTAATCCACCTGTTAAGGCTCCTATAAGGGCTATTTTCATTTCATCTTGCGTAAATCCAGTAACTACCAATGATGCTAAGAAACCTTGTACAAAAGACCATAAAGCCCTTTCTATTAAATCCTTCCAATTAACTTGTTTTAATTTATCTTTAATCCTTGTTAACATTATTTCATTACCTTATTCCATTTTTTCTTTATATATCCATTACCATCTAATATTTCTGTATAATGTGTATAAGTTTCGTATGCCCTTTCTTTTTCAACTTCATCTAATGTTTCCCCTCTTTCAACATCCCTTAAAAATCTAACTAAGAAATTTTTACAAGTACTTTTATCCAACTCATATAAAGATTTTTTTATTTCATCTAATTCCTTTTTTTGTTCATCTTTTTTTAATTTGTTGTCTTTATGTATCTTTAATAAGGTTGGTATAGAAGCGGAGAAACCGCCAATTATCGCTACAATTATTTCTGTCATTAAAATCCTTTTTATATTTCAGTTTTCTATTTTTGTATATTCCAACACTATATGCCCCCTCTGTATATCACTTAGTGAAGAACCTACTTGAAAATAAATCTTTCCGTCTTCACCCAAACGGAAACCACCCTCCCAACTTTTATCACCTATATCATACAACCAGGGTATCGTTCTCCAGCCTCTGTCTTTAGAGTTAGAGGCTTTAACTAAGCAATTAGCGCTTATAAGGGTATCATAGGAATTAAAGCCAGTATCTATTGTGCTAATGGTATTAAAACCAACTACCTTTCTATAAATTGATTTGCCGTCTATCCACTTACCCCCTGTTAATTTTTCCTCTGTAGAATAATGATTATCTATCGTTATATCATCTTCTGTTAAAACTCTTTTGTCATTTATGTAGCATGCCTTTTTGTTACTACTTATAAAGAATATTGATTGACCTGAATCAATTGTTATAAATTGTTCTCCATAATCTAATTGGTCATAAACTTGTACTTGAACTATAAAAGTCTCATTTTTATTTACTGATAGTGCAACATTATTACAAACAAAATTATTAATATAATCATTTTTTAAAAAATTACCAAATTCATCACAATTATCAATAAAACTGTTTATTGTATAATCCTTTATCTCATTCCATTCAGACCATACATCATTCAAGCAATAACGATATTTAATATTATCAATCTCATTGACTTCAATATGTGTGGTTACATTTTTAGGTGATATTATATATTTACCTGTTATCGCTTCAAAACTGTTAGAAACTTCAAAAAACATAATATCTATATAGGAATTTACACTTATTTCAATATTGCCTAAACCAATATCTGAAAAATCATAATTTTTACTTTGTTCAATGTTTTCAGATGCTATTGATAAAGTTTGAATTGAAAAATCACTATAAATATTCAGTTCTGTTTCATATTCTTGACATATTTTTTTAACAATTTTATCTTTTTGTGATTGTGTAAGTTCTCCATCAGGCAACACTAACAAACATGTATTACTGTTTTTAGGGATTATAAAAACAAATGAAGAACTACACATTGAAGCGTTTGTATCTTCGGCATAATCACTGTCCATAGTTATGTCTATAGGTTGTTTATAATAAACTAAAGGAGAATCCGAATCTATTTCTAAATTGGGCTGTGTTAAATCTGATTGTTCAGATTCAGGAAGAGAAAATGTAGTACCTGTGATTTCTAATAATGTTTCATCCTCAAAATTATTGATTCTTCCTCCTGAAAGATTAATGGTTGGTTTTTGATAAGGAAAAACATAATAAGTTTCTGAAATTTTTGTCGAATTTCCTCGACTATCATAAGCAATTACTGAAAATTCAATAAAATTATTTTTATCTATATATGAATTTTCTATTTTCCCTAAATCAACAGTCATATCGTTTTCTGAATAATTTGCAATGATTGTCTTCCCGTCAAAGTTTATAACATAATGTTTTGGACTTGCTCCTTTGAATGTATTCATCTTATCTTTAGCAAGAATATTTAATTGAATACTAGAAGAATTTTGAATAAATGAATTAAATTTCAATACATCTGTCACCTTTTTATTGGTGTCAATTAAATTAAATCCACCAAATGTTGGTTCACCGTTAATAATAGTCATTGTTCTATTCAATATCGAATAATAAGTATTTCCACCAATAATTGTTCTTAAGTAAAATTTAACTGGCAATTTGTTATTGTTTGGTGATGAATTTCTTAACAATTCTCGTTCTTTTTCTGTTAAATTAAATGTATAAGAATTACCAGTTTTTGGAATATCTCTATATTTAATATCATCTTTAGCCCCAGTTAAAGAAATACAAACGGATAAAGAACTAATTGCATTTCCAGCAGGATTATTATATTTAATAGTAGGATTTCCTTCATCATTGAAGTTATCGGCCGATGTTAGATTAGCCTGTCTTGGTATTCTACTCAAACCTAAACTACCACTACTACTGGCATTACCAGGAGTATATGACTTTCCAGCACTATCAGTAACACTAAAACTAAAACTTATGCTTTTTGTTCCATCAGCGTTGTGTGGAATTGTTAAACTCCCACTTTTCAATGTAACAGTGCTTGACCCGTTATATGATTGTATGGTTCCTGTATAAGAAACTCCGTTGATGACTATTTTATAAGATATTCCTCTGATGTTCCAATCCCATCCAGTTTGTATTGGAGTTAGTACAAAGGAAAATGAAACAATTGATGTATTATTTTGTGTTGAAGTACCAGTTTCATTAACATTTAAAGTGAATCTGTGATGTCCTCTTGAACCATTTGCTGAACAATTTGCCATTTATATCCTTCCTGTAGAAGCCACAAACGCCCAGCCCTGTGTCTCGCCCTCTGTTATAGGCACAATTTTTATTGGTGGCATTTTAATTTGGTCCTCTACCTCTAATTTCTTTACTATGGTTGTATCTTTATTCAAACTAAACACTTTAGTTAATACTCCATTTATCTTTGAATAACCCGCAAACTCTAAGGGAGACATGATGGTATAGTCTCCATCGTATATTAGCGATTTAACTAATATCCCATCAACATTTATTTGAACTTGCGTATTCATTATTTCGCCGTTTGCTTGTGTCCATGATGATTTATATTGCCCAACAGAAAACATATTATCTGTGAATGTTGCATCACTATTTACCGAGCCATAAAATTCAATATTATAATAATCTGATTGTGGTAATAATGCTTTGATTTCGTAATCTTCATATTGTGCTTCTACACCACTTCCAAGTTCTATGGTATATAATTCTTTATCATTTGATATTTTTACATAACAGGTTCCAGTGATTTTCTTTTTAATTTTTGTTGAAAATGTATAATAAGTTTTTTCATTTTCTGGAATTTCAACATTATCTTGTTTGACATTGATTCTTTGAATTACAGACTTGTTATTTAAAGTAAATGATTGTCCACTAATTCCGCCAAACTTAGTTGATTCAGCATTGGTTTGAATTGTCAAAATTCCATCGCCTGATAATGTCCAATTATTAGGTGTGCCATCTTCTTTACAAGCAAACATTACTGAATTTTGTAGTAAATTATTTCCACCAGATTTTTGGATACTGGTTACTACTTTTTCAACATCTTGCATGATTTGCGAATAATTATCATCACTATCCTCAATAATACTTTGTATTTCACCCTTAATTTTGTTTACTTCTACCTCGACACGTCTAAAATTTTCTTTTGGAGTTTCATAGTTGTTTTCAATTCTAGTTTCAGATTCAGTTAGTGCTGGACTTTCAATAGTAGAATGAAACGCTCCATCAAATTTAAAAGCGTGTTTTAAGACATATGTCTCTAACATTGTCCCATCATTGGCTTCAAATTCGATTTTATTTCCACATTTTAAGAATGGCTTTCCTAAATCTGTAGTGATAGTACAATCTTGATAAGTAAAACCTTTCAATCTTTCATAAATTGCTGGAATGGCTTGTCTACGCAAATCTTCATTATAAAGAAAATAATTGTCTTTAATTGCAATTTGAGTTTCACCATTTTTAGTTATGTCGTCTTCATCTTGCATAACTACATTTTCGCCCTCAATTTGACTTTCCTTAATTACTACAGAATTAACAGGGCCATACTGTTTATTTAAAGTAAGAGTTGCATAATCATCTTTGGTAAGTGTTTCTGAAATTTCTTCATCAAACCACACTAAATCTATTTCTTCTTCATCTTCATCAAATTCAACAAATGAGCATGCTACTTCTGCAATATCACTTAAAACGTCTCTATATTTTTCTCTATTAGTGAATGGATTACCTGAAACTGGTAAATCACTATTTATAAATTCTAATGTCTTTGGTATATATCCAAGACTATGACACAAGTCATTATAAACGTCTGCTATTGTTATTTGTGTAGTTTCATAATCAGTAATTCCACATATGTATGGTTCATTTAATTTATGCAAAATATCAAGACCATTATATTCGCCGTTTTTAAGGGTCTCCTGGTTGTTTTCGCTATCTACAGTATATTTGCCCATATTTAAGTATTCCGTAGTGCTATCGTCGTATTTCACACCTATATAAGCCTCTATTTCGCCATCAGATAGTTCATAGTTATCTAATGTATTAATTTTGATAGATTTTGCATTTGTTGTACCAATAATATTACCGTCTACATAACAATCATCAAGGACTTCGTAATTAACTAAATAATCATCTCCTGTTATTTCTGTATATGGATAATATTCTATAGAATGTGTTGTTGGAATATTAGAATTAATAGTTATATTATTTGTTCTTTCAAATGTCTCAATAACATGTGAATCAAGTGTTATTGTTTCTGGATTTTGTTTTATATAATAAACAGTGACTGGGTTTTCTGATAACCAAGTTTTCCAATCTGATGCTGATATATTATTATTTGCAAAATACACTCCGTCTTCTCCAATAGAAAATCCTTCTGTAACTGTTCCTCGATATAATGATGAAGCACTTGCAGGTAAAAAATAATTACATAATGCTGGAGGAATTACACTATTGTTAAATGGTTTAATATCATCTTTAGATATATTAGAATATAATAATTTAAGACAACTTCCACTTTTATACCAGGATTCACTACCATCAAAGGTAATTTTACTTATTCTTTTGGTTAATCCACCAGATACAATATCTAACTCGTCAAAAATATCATCAATTGAACATAATTCATTATTATTCAAATTAATATTATCATTAATGTTAGTATTTGATTCATCTAGAACATACTGCAATAAATCTACACTTATTACATTAACTGTTTTTATTTCACTAGGATAATCTACACTTGGTGTTTTTCCATATTTTTCATATGCAGTATCTGCTGAATAATCTCCTTCAAGAATCATGGGATATACTGTTAAATTAATTGTTTTATTTTTTGTAATTTCCAAATAACTCCAACAATTACTGTCTGTTGCATATTGGTATGTACTTGTTATACAATCATTACCACTTATCCAATTTAATAAAGTATAGTTTTGTGATGAACTACGTGTTGTAAATCCTACGGATGTTGGAGTTCCCTCTATAATATTTTCTGCCTTAAGAAATGATGTATATACTTTCCCATTTGTTAATGTAAATCTGCAATTATCAACATTGTTTAAATTTAGATAAAAATTTTCAGTTGTAGTCCCTGATAATGTAATTGAATTGTCTTCATTAACAATCCATGTTATGCCTGATTTTGTACCACTTTTAGGACAAACAACATTTAACACATTTTTACCATTTCTAATTTCCTGTTCACACTTTCCATAAACAGTTAGTGATTTTAAAGGTTCTCCATTACTATCAAATGTATTTTTATTTGTAATTTTAGTATCTTTAGTTTTATATATGATTTTACCTAGCCTATTTGCATAAGCAGGTTCTTTGCATTCGTTTTTAAAGTTCTCAGTCATTAATCTCCTTATAATTCAATTAACGCTATTTGTGTACCACTTAATATATTTGGCATATAAGGGCTAGCAGTTCTATCTCCCCTATATGCATTGATTGTTTTAGTTCCACCTGTAAACGGATTATAAAATGTAATTGTCATAGTTGGTTTTTTTATGATTTCGCTAAAGAAATCTATAAATTCAGAACTTGTTAAATGGTTAGTAGCAAGGTCGAGACGGTATTTTGTAGACACAACGTTTAATATCATCTTACCATTAGCATTAGTGCTACGACCACTATCAATTGATACATCATACCAACCAACTGAAGTACCAGGGGCAAGGTATTTAGATATACTCTTGCCATTTATTGATACTTCCAACGTTTGACCTGATGCAATACGTGAATAATAATTTCCTCTTGAAGTAAAACTTTCAGGAGATAAGGTTTGATTTTCTTCCATTAAGCCACCTTAATAGGACTTCTACCTGTCCTTGCATATTCTCTATTTATACCATTGATAGCAGTTTCTACAATAGTTCCTTTCTCTGTTCTAGCGCTTACATCTACATTAACATTAATTTGTTGATTATTAATGGCTTGACAAACCGCTTTAGAAATTTCACCTATTACATCAATTTCAAATTCTATTTTGGAATTATTGCTTATTGTTTTCATAATTTCTTGTTTATGGTTTGTATTGATGTCAACAGGTTTAAAATTATCAAATTTAAGTTCTTTATTTACATATTCAAATGGTGATTCAAACGCAGAAACTATATCATCAGAATAATCGCTAATTTGTGATAATACTGTGTTTTTACCTTGATTCAGACCTTTAGGCAATCCCAATCCAAGATATTTTCCAAATTCGGCTGTTTTTCTTGATGGTGACTTAATCCCAAAAGCCGCTTTCATGGTTTTTAAGACATTGTTAGAAAATGAAAGTGCAGTACTCATAACTTGTCCTTGCCAATAATTGTTTTTTAAACCATTATTAAGCCCTTGTACTACTTGAATTCCCACGCTTGTAGAAATGTTTCCTTTCTTTAATCCACTCATAACTTTTTCTACATTTTTAACACCACAATCTTCCAATAATTTCCTTTGTTGACTATCACTTAATCCGTTTAAGTAATTTGCTATACTTGATTTAGCAACAGATGCGTATTCCCTGTCTTTTTTCATTTTGTCAACCATTTTTGTTGCCATTTCATTTGTTGCTTTTTCTAATTCTGGTGTTTTCTCTGTGATTACACCTGTAACATTTTGAATTTGTTGACGCATTTCAGGAGATAGTTTAGATAATTGTTCTGCATAAACATCATAGTTTTCTTCAGATAATGTTTTCCATGCCGTTTTTAATGGTTTAGACAATTCCGTAACTTTTGATGTTTGGTCTGTTAAATTTTGAGCAACAAGCATTAATTGACTATATGCTTGGCTTTTTATTTCAGTGTTTATTTCATTACCTTTATTTTTTTCTATGGCTATTATTTTTTCTGCATTTTCTTGAGCATGCTTAATTTCTTCACCTAAAGTCAGTTTTTGTTTACCTTTTTCTGTATTCAAAGTGTTTGTATAATTGCGTATTGCTTCTTCTCGTTTCTTTTCGTTTCCTGTAATAACAGATGTTTGCAACGTTTCGTAATTAATAATGTCTTCTACGTTTTGTTTATAGGCTTCGTCTGCTTTTTTTAATGTTTCTTCTGCGCTTTGAATGCTTTGTGTATAAGATTCCCAATGCTTATCCATTTTAGCAAATTCTAACAAACTCATATGTTCTTTTACGCTCTCATCAAGTCCATTATAAAGTATTTCTGTTTCTTCCATCCACTTTTTATATTCTTTTTGGACTTTATTTAAAGATTTTTGTGTATCTTCTTTTTTCTTCCAAAGTTCGACTTGCCTTTCAAGTGCGTTTGCATATGTTTTCTCATTAGCATTTAGAATTATTTCTGCTTTTTTTGCTTCTATGGTCTCTTGTATACTTTTCTTTAATTTTCCATAATTTTGAATAACACCATCAATGATTGAATATTCAATACCATAGGCTTTATTTAGTGTTCCCAAAATAAATTGCGCTCTATCTTCATAACCATCTTTGATTTTTCCGTTTGCATCTACTATGTTGTTCAACTCATTTGCTAATGTTTGTGCCTGTGTTATATGCGCTAACTCCGCATTCATGTTATCTTCAATTGCTTGTCTTTCTTCTTTAATTCCTTTGATATACTCTTTTAAAGATGATACATTTCTATCAAGTTCTTTTTGCGATGCACTTTGTGCATTTTTATAACCGTGCATAGTGGCTATTAATGTTGTTAATGCTCCTGTGGCTCCACCTATAATAGTTCCCCATGGTCCAAAGATTGACCCTATTGTTGCTCCGCTTGCAATAGCAGTTAAAGCACCGCCAACATAACCTAATGAATTGGCTAAATTAAATCCGTCTTCGGCTATGCTTTTCATTGACATACTAACAGCAGTAAGTCCAACTACTCCAGTTGCTAATCCAATTAATGCTATCTTAGCGCCATTTACAACACCAGTAAATCCATTTAATTTACCTGTGGTAGAAGATATAATCCCCTGTTGTTCTCTCCATGAATTTATACTACCTTTAAGGCTAGAGTGTGAACCTTTTATGCCTTTTATCATATTCGAAAAAAGAGACGTTGTAGGACTTATTAATGCTTTTACCACCCTTCCTAATCCACTAGACCCCATAACAGAGGCTAAAGTTCTGAATCCTTTAATTACTTTTGATGCAAGTAATGCTCCTATTGTTCCTAAGATAACTTTTATAGGCGTTAATCCTTTATTAAACGTCCAAAGACCTTTTTCCGCATCATAAGTAAAGCCTAGCCACTTCATAATAGCATCTCTAATAGCGTTTGCTTTCATGCGGACTTTTTCCATACCGTTTTCATAATCACCTAAAGCCGCTAAAAGTTTTGGGTTTATTCCGCTACCTATACCACCATCAATACCTGATGAAGATGGACTGGTAGATGTTGGTGTAGATATACTATGGATTTCATCAAACCCCATAGTTGTTCTTTGAAGTTTCTTAGCCTTTTTATCTGCTTTATCTAAATTATCGCCAATATTACTTGTAGAATCCTCTACGCCAACAAAAGCGTCCTCTAATGAACCTAAGCCACTATTATAATCGCTTATTTCAATACCAAACACCCCTGCTATAGCGTTAGCCACTTCTTTAATAACCATTACTACGGCTACGGCATATGGTAATAATTTAGCAAATGCTCCAACAAATAAATTACCTAAGGCTCTTTGTGCTTCTTTACATTGCATTCCTAATATTTTTAACTGATTTGCTGGTGCTTCTATAGTGTTAGCAAAGTCTCCTTGCGCTACTTTTGCTTGGTCTACTATAGCAATATAACGTAGCAACATTTTTTCGGCATAATTAAGTTGTCTTGGAGTTAATAATTCACCTTCACTATCACGCATATCCAATCTTTGAATGATTGGTTTCAATGAATTTTCAGTAACATCAAGACCAACAGCACGTAATGGTTCTGTCTCACCAACTAAACCTGCACGAAGTTTTTTCATTGCACTGGTATCAGATATGTTATATAAAGACGCTAAGTCAAAACCAATTTTAGTTAAACCTTCTGATAATTTATAAGCACTATCATTTGCAATTCCCATTGATTTAGATATTGCTTGAAATATACCTTGATAACGTAATGTTTCAGATTGATTTGTTCCAAAAGCCTCATTAATAGTATTTTGAAACTTCATTCCTTTTTCAGAAAGGTCATCTAAGGCTACATTATATAAGTTTAAATTTTCAGAATAATCGATTGACTGTTGTAATAAGTCGCCAAATGTTTTTGTAGCCGTTTTAGCCATAGCAAAAACACCCGCAAAGTTCATTGCAGATTTTAACTTATCTGCTTTATTAGTTACTCTATCAATCCCATCTTCCATAGATTTAGTAGGATTTTTAGACTCTATATTTTTTAAAACACTATTCATAGTGCTATCTACTTTTTTTAGTGTAGATATTAACTTTTCTAAAGTTGAATCAACTTCTCTAGCGTTTGCTTCTATTTTTAAATTTAATTCGTTTTGCATTTACCACCCCTAAACAGTTCCTGTACTTTCAGAACCCTGTTCTTTAGTTGTGTCTCTATAATATTTTGCTTTGGTGTGGTTTCCTCGACTCCAAAAGGCGTAGTTCTATATGAATGTTTTTCTTTTGAAAATGCGTTTGATAGTGAAACCGATAACGCTTCATAAAAATACGCACCTTGTAGCCAGGCGTTATAGTTTGATGTTTTATGCTCAAACTCTTGTTTTTTTATATAAGAAAAACGGTATGCCCAAAATAGTTCTGGGTCTTGTTTCCAAAACTCATCTGCTGACATACCGTACTGAAGTGCATAAGGAAATAATTCCTTAAAATATTCAGTTAAGTTCGTGTGCTTATTTTCTTCTAAATTTGCGTCTACCCTTTTACTATCTTCGCTTTCTTCTTCTTGCTGTTTGATTTTGTATCGGTTAGGGCATACACAAAATTTGTATACTCTTCAATAAGGAAAGAAATAACTTCCATAACGTCGCCTTTATCTTCCTCTTTTTCTGCGTCTGCATTTGCATAATCAATCATTAATTGATGTGCTTCTAATTCAGTAAGTTCACCATGTTTAGTAATCAATCCTGCAACCCAGAATAAATCAACGTATGTGAACATCTTTTTATCTAACTCGCCAAAATTCATTCCTCTTGCTTCAAGCCATTTAATCGCTTCACGAGTTAAGCAAAAAGTATATTCCTTTCCTTTAATTTCGATAGTACATGTATTCATTTATTTATCTCCCTTTTAAAAACTAATTTGCTGTTAATAATGTAGTAATTTCACTTGCTGTTTTGATTGCTGGTGATACTGATGGAACTGTATGTAAAGTAGCCTCTACTACTGAACCAACAGATACCTCATTAATCCAAGTTTGACATTGTCCCTTATAAGTGAATCCTGAACCATCTTGGTATTTAACCAATAATTCTTGTTCAGAACCATCACATATAGCACTAATAGCAGTATAATTTGCTTCGGTATAATTGTAAGTGTAATCCATATCACCATTATCTGGTCTATCTGGAATATAAGTTTTAGTTGGACTCTTTAAAGTAGTTGTTTCTAAAGTTCCACCTGCTTGTCCACTTGCTGGAACACTTTTAATTTCAATTAACTCTGCATAATTACCGTTCTTTTTAGCATATAATGTGATGCCTACATCACTTTGTGCAGTAATTCCGTTCATTAATTACCTTTCTTAATTTATAGGATAAATAACTAACTTATCCTTAAATTTCGTATCTACTTTGCACCTAGATTGAACTAGGTTTCTATAAACTGATGTATCAGCGTTTGGTATATCTAAAGAAACGTTGACACTCATTCTATAAACATCTTTAAAAAATGTTTCTATATGTCTTGTTATTTCATCGGCAATAGTAGCACTTGCTAAATCACCATCTTGTATAGCATATACATTTATTTCAAGACCAAAGTTAAATATTTCATCACCATATTTTAAAGTGGTAAAATAACTGTCTCTTGGTAATTGCTTAACAATCACTTTCGGAAATTTTTTATTTTCAACTTCCTTTTTATAAATGCTAGGTTCATATATTGATGTTCCTAATAAATATGTTTTTAGTTCTTGATAAATTTTATCGTATAACCCTTGTATTCCGTCAATCATCAATACATATCTCCTATTGTCCTAGTGACTGAAACTTGAATTGTTTTTGGAAGTTTCTTTTGAGTTTCTAACAACGCTTGATAGAAAATATGTTTAGCAGTGAGACCATGAGTAATTCCCTCATATCCTTTACTATCATTATGAAAATACCAGCCTTTTTCGCCTTTTCCACTTTTATTTACAGTATATGCAAAGGCATCTGCCCAGTCGTCCTGAGTTCCTTTTATACCCGTACCAAACTCATGAAAAATTATAACTATATCAGTTGTTGATATTTTTCCATTTTCAACATCGCATTGTATATTACCTATATGAGATGATAGATTATTTTCTTTCATCTTTTTACATATGAAGTCATAACACTCTTGCGTGGCTTCCTTTATTCCTTTTTCAACACCAGTTTTATATCTTTGTTTATAAAGTGTAACTTGTTTTGCTAAGTTACCAAAACTGTCTTTACTTAGTGTTACATTTAGTTGTGTTTTTGCCATTTACTTTAGGCTTTTCCTCTTTAGGTTTAGACTCAGTCTTTTTGATTTTGATTGTTTTATAACCAAGTTTTAAAAAACTATCTAAATCACCTTTAGGAACTTTAACTTTCGTAACTCCATTAGTTATTTCTATCATTTTCCTATCAGCCTTTCAAAATATATTGCTATTGCTCTATTTTGGTTTCTTGGCGGATATAAACGATAATTAGCGTTTGCTCCGTTTTTTATCTCGCCTTCTGGTGTAACATCATCTAAATATGCTACATCATTTTCATGAAATATACCTTTATACCTTATTGGGATTATGGCTTTCTGTATCATACTCGCCTTTTCTCCAAATTCCATAAGTTCAACTTCTGATAAGGTGGGTTGAACATTAAATTCATACTTAATTGGCTTATCATAGGTTATAACCATGTTTCCATAGTCATCTTCAACTTCGCCTAGTTTAGAGGCTATATAAATCGTTTTATTCCATCTCATCGTGGTACATCTGCTTTTGGTGTCAATTCATTTAATAATGACTTTGATATTAAACCATCAGCCTTTGTATAAGATAAACCATTTTCAGAATATGATATATATCCTTCTTGTCCCATTGAATTATAAAGTTCAATAGCACATCTCGTTTGCCAATTTGTATATCTGTCAGGTAATTCGGTTATTTCTTTATTAAATGGATAAAGAGTGTCTAATGCGATATATTTAGCATCTATTAATTTTGACTTGAATAGGTCATCTTTAGATGTATCATTAATATCCTCTAGAATCTCCAATCTCATTTTTTGTAATTGTTGTTCTTCTGTCATTAAACACTTTTCTCCAATTCGTTTTTATCTCTATTATCCTTTTGTTTTAATTTGTACAATCGGAATAAATTTATGGTTGAAGTATTTTTTATTTTCGCCCTCTTTACCGTTATTAACTAAAGCCCAGTTTGCTCCGTTTGCTAAATCAGTATCTTCTGGTGATAAAAGATTTGCGTTTGTAAATGAGATTCCCATTGGTGCGAATAATTTTCTTTGTTTAGAAATTAATTCAGTTTGCCCACCGTTTTTCTTTTCATCACGTACCATTGCATATGCTTTATAAACACCACAATCTGTATATTCTATAGCACCTTTACCCAAAGCATAAGTTGTATAAACACCTGTTGTTTCATCAACTGGCATATTGTCATCTATGATTACTAATCTACCATTTAAAGTAGCGATTTCTAAATCTCTTGTGATACCATCTTTGTCGGTATATTTTAAATATTCTAAAAGTTGTAAATTTTCAAGGTTAGTAGCAACATCAGAGTGCATAATAATCATTTTAATTAATTTCTTATTTTGTCCTAACGCTTGGTTAGTCGCTGAATTTAAAGTTGTTACTTCAAATTTGCCATCAACTTCATAAGTGTGTTTTGTAGCAAATTCTGGAGCAACTGTGTCGTCCATTGCAAAGATTCCTTTTAAGATAGCAATTATAGTATCTTGGTCAATATCTTCCCAATATCCTGCAACTTGTTCTGCAACGTTATCCATAAAGTCTTTCCCAGTAATATCTGCTGAAAAGTCTTTTTCAACCCAACCTTTTGCTCTACCTACAACAATTTTACCTTGAGTAAAAGTATCAGTGCTATCACAAACAATGTCTGTTTTACCATCATAATTTAACGCTTTACCACCAATTAATCCAGTCATTGGTTCTACTATATAGTTACCACCTACTTGGTCTGGTAATCTAGTTGCTAATTCTTGATTTGGTGCTAAAACACCACTTTTTAAAAGTTCGTTAGTTCTATGCTTAGGTACTCTTTTTACATATTTTTGAAATACTTCTCCATTAAATGTTTTCTCATCAAACATTCTTGGCATTAAAATCTCCTATTATTGACTTAGTTCTGCGTATAATTCTGGGTTTTCATTAGCAAAAGCCATTTCTTCAGAATACGTCATATTGTCTAAGTCTTCTTTTGTTATTCTCTCTTCTTCTCCAGCCCCTGAATTAGGAGTTGGTGTGTTGTTTAATAATTTTGTTGTTGTTTCTTTTTCAACTGTTTCTTTTTGTTTGGCTAAAATGCCTACAAAACTATTTGCTTTTCTAATTGATTCATTTTGGTCTGCTCCAATTAAATCTGCAACGATTCCTTTATACTCTTCTCCGTAATTATCTTCACTAATACCATTTTCGGCTAAGATTTTAGATATAGCAGTTTCGCTCTCTAACTTTGCGATTTGTGCTTCACGTTTTTCGAGTTCTTTGATTTTTGCTTCTTGTAATTCTTCAGCAGATAAGTGCTGTTTTTGCAATTCATCAAATTGTGTTTTTAAATCTGTTTTTTCCGTTTCAACGTTTTGAAGTCTTATTGATAAATCATTGTATTTATCTTTAGGGACTGTAAATAGTGGTATTACTTTCGCGATAGCATCCACTCTATCCTTAACATCTACAATAGTTTCATCATTTAATATTTCTTCAATTCTGTCTTTCATTAAAACCTTTCTATGCTTAACTACGAGTTTATTGACGTTCGTGGGTCAAATAAGCATTTGCATTTATACTCAGCATATAGAGTTGACTATTTATTCGGTCTATTTTAATAGCGTTACCTATTAAAGTAGATATGGTCTAGCGTAAAGGATTTGAACCTCTAGTCCCTGCATCCCAAATGCAGTGTCATACCAAGTTAGACCAACGCTAGATATGGCATGTCGACTTAGACTCGAACTAAGACTAACGGTTTTGGAGACCGATGTGCTACCAATTACACTATCAACATATATAACCCTCTAGGCTTGTGCCTGTTGGGTATTATTTTCATCTTGTTTGTTATTTACATCATTTTCATCAGTTTTACCAAATTGATTTTCTGTAAAATTTTCTTTTGAAGAAGTAGCATTCCACCAACTATCTCCAAAAAAATCTTTACTCTCTTCAACCACAGCATTAGCATCACTAAATAATCCAACTGCACTAAATGCTGATTTTGGTGATACTTTTGCATTCATTAAATTAACTAATGATTGTGTTTTAACAAGTAAGTTATCTGATTTATTACGTTCAAATTTTGCCTCAACTTCCTCTGGTTCTAAAGAAGTAATCTCACAATTAGGATTCTTCTTACAAATACTTAAAACTAATTCAAGCATTTGAAATTCTCCATCTTTAAACATTAATTCATCTTGATCTGCACGAAGGTCAGCCATAGTCCAACCATCACCTAGTTGTCTTGCTTCACCAGTGTCACCACCGCTTGTTTTAGTTGAAGGTATAGGAATACCAATTATATTAAGCATGTTACTAAGTGTTCTTGAATAGAAAATATTTGTATTGGAATGGTCTAAATTATTTATTAACAACTTGACATCAGCAGGAGTTGTTGGGTTTTCCGTTTTAACCTTAACTGCTCCCAAATCCATTAATTCTTTAAATGTTTTAGCATCAATGTCGTTATTAACAAATACTACTAACGCTTGAATTGCTTGTTCTAATCCGTCCATATCGCCTGAGGCTATCTTATTTAAAGCATTTCTCATTGACATAGATACTTCAACGATTCCTAAACGAGATTTATTTAAGTGGTATTCAATAATTGGAATCTTACCTAAAATGTGTGGTATTGGATTTCCAATATCTTCTACACGACCTAATGAAAAAGTAAATTCATAATATTCAGTTTCTGTATAAAGACTACCTCTATAAGCCCACGCATTATTTTCTTTATAAGCATAATAGGTAACGCCAAATAAAGGTTTATTTCCAGTAGCCCTTTCATAAACAATGAATGTATTTTTACTGTTTAAATTAGTAATTTCAAAAGGTACTTTTTTGTTTTTACTAGGAAGTACTAATCTATGTGCAATTCCGTTATTATAAAGGCTTTCTGCCAAATCTACATCTTTACGATGCTTTCTGTTAAAAGTCATATATTTATTTAAAACAGATATTTCATCACTTACTGTTTCACCAACCTGTACATATTTAACTGGTTTACTAAATACATAACTTTTCTTAAATTCAGTCATAAAGAAAGCGTAGTTT